AAGGTAAATGAACATATTTTATTTTTATAAAAGTCCAACGCTATCTGCACAAGCACAACCTGATAAGATGCTAGTGAAGATGCCATTGGAAACAGCACAGATGTTGTGTACAGCACACAGAGAACTTGATGGTGACGAGTATGCTGATGAACAAGGACTGTACAAAAGAGCTTATTGGAATCACCCATGTACTATTTGGGCTAGAGAAAGCAGTAGTAATTATTGGTGGCTCTACGAACACTTCATAGCTCTTGGTGCAGAGTACACACACAGATATGGTAAGGTACATTCAAGTGTTGAAAAACTTTGGAAGTCTTTGTTTCTTATGCCTAAGAATATTCATAAGGGTGCAATGACACCACTAGCACAGGCTATGCCTGAGGAGTATAAAGATGAAGACCCTATTGTTGCTTATCGTAATTATTGCATTAACGAAAAACACTATGCCAAATGGGAACGAGGTCGTGATAAGCCTAGTTGGTGGCATACACAACACAAGGAGGTTGCATGAATTATATATATCAAAGAATGTTAGATGAAGACACTACTGCTGTCTTTGACAAAGAACAATTTAAAAAGTTTGATGAATATGTCACAAATAAATACAAAGAATTTTATGAAAATAAAATAGGTTATGACGTAAAAAAAGATGGTGACAAATTTATCGTAACCCTATTTGATACATCAGTTATAAGCATGAAAGATATAGTGCTTGACATTGTTAGTTGATTGGTGTATAATAGCTTCACAAAAATCGCCAAACCAAAAGGAGGTTATATATGGCAGTATTAGAAGGAAAAGCCTACTGGGCTTCAGTAACAACACCTAACACGACTTTTGAGCCTGTGTATACAGTTGATTTAGTTGTTGATGGTGACGTTGCAACTGACTTTGAAACTCGTGGTTTCAAGGTAAAAGACTTGTCCATTAAGGACGAGAGTGGTGGTGCTACCCCTGTGGGCAGAGCCATTACTGTAAAAAGAAAAGTAAATGGTCCGAATGGCATGGTTCGGAATGCACCAAAACTTTTCGATAAAAATAAAGAACCTATGGATGAGATTGTTGGGAATGGCTCAACAGTTAAAGTCCAATATAATGAATGGGAAACTTCTAACAAGTTTGGAACATTCAAAGGCTTGGATTTTCAAGCTATGCAGGTTCTTGATTTGGTTCCTGTCAAATCATCTGATGGTTCAGAACTTGACCCATTCGGTGATGGGGAGGAGTTCTAGTGGTTATTACCATTAGAAATGATGAAGGAGTTGAAACAAACTTTGACATCAACCTGATTGGTGACGAGCAAAAGAAGCAGGAAGCTACCGTTATCGTGCAAAAGGTAGGTAACTTGCAAGTCACAATCGAAGCTCTCGACTTTGCTTCGAGAACTCACAGAGCTAACTTAGAAAAACTATTGTTAGAATGTGACGAAGCAAAGTTGACTTCTGATGAAGAAGCTGAAACTCAATCTGAGGAAAGCTAATTCATTGTTTATCTCCACGGGCTCTCTATATGGGAGCCCACTTTTATAAGGAACATTACCTATGGAACAATCAAAATTTGTAAAATATCATTTGCCTTGCCCTTCTTGTGATAGTAGTGATGCTTTATCTATGAACAAGGATGGTTCTGCTAAATGTTTTAGTTGCGATAAATTTTTTCCCAACTTGGAAGGAGGAGTAAAATCTGTGAATAATTATAGGAAAGAAACAACACAACCACCTGTGCAAATAAACGCACATGGAGGTATGTTTGCAAAGCTAAGTGATAGAAATATCTCAAAAGAAACTGCTGAAAAGTATGGTGTGAAGTGCGTGTTTGATGCAACAGGAAAGATTGCACAGCATCACTACCCCTACTATATTAATGGAGAGCATACTGCAAACAAAATTAGATATGTAAATGATAAAAGGTTTACTATCGAAGGTACAATACAGCAAACAGGATTGTTTGGTCAGCAGTTATTTAAAGAAGGTGGCAAATATTTGACCATCGTTGAGGGAGAGTGTGATGCTATGGCTGCCTACGAATTACTAGGTAGTAAATGGGCAGTCGTATCCATCAAACGAGGTGCACAATCTTCTGTTAAAGATATTAAAGAGAGCATTGAATATGTCGAAAGCTTTGATAATATCGTTATTTGTTTTGACAAAGATAAACAGGGGATTGAAGCTGCCAAAAAGGTTGCATCAATTATCAAGCCTAGAAAAGCTAAGATAGTCACACTACCAAACGGATACAAAGATGCTAATGACATGCTCAACAAGGGTAAGTATCAAGAATTTACCAAAGCATGGTGGGATGCACAGGTTTATACTCCTAGTGGCATCATTCGTGTATCTGAAAAGCAAAAAGCTTTCTTAAACAGAGATAAAAAACAAAGCGTACCTTATCCTTGGGAAGGATTGAACAAGAAACTTATAGGTTTAAGAGCAGGAGAACTTGTTACTCTAACAGGTGGTACAGGACTAGGTAAGTCTAGTATTACGAGAGAGCTAGAGCATTGGTTGGTCAATCAAACACAGGATAATGTAGGTATTATAGCTCTTGAAGAAGATTGGAGAAGAACTGTAGATGGTATTATGTCTATCGAAGCTGATGCTAGACTTTACATTGATAGTGTTCGTGATGATTTTGAAATAGAAACACTTATGACAATGTATGATAAACTATTTGCAGGAGATAGAGTTTTTATTCATGCCCACTTTGGAACAAACGATATAGATGATATCTTTTCAAAGCTAAGATATTTGATTGTGGGTTGTGATTGTAAATGGGTGGTTGTAGACCACTTACATATGCTGGTGAGTGCTTTGGCAGAAGGTGACGAAAGACGAGCAATTGATAATATTATGACTAGACTAAGAAGTATGGTCGAAGAAACCGGTGCAGGTATTATCCTTGTTTCCCATCTAAGAAGGGTGGATGGCAATAAAGGACATGAAAACGGTATCAGTGTAAGTCTTTCTCATCTTCGTGGCTCTAACAGTATTGCACAGCTTTCAGATTGTGTGATTGCCCTTGAAAGAAATCAACAATCGGAAGATGAACTCGAAGCTAGGACAACAAAGCTAAGAGTATTGAAGTCAAGATATACAGGTGATGTAGGTATGGCTACTGCTCTTGTGTATGATAAAGAAACAGGCAGATTATCTGAGTATGAAGACAATGAACTATTGAACTCTGATTCAGATGATAGTATAATACCATTTTAGGAGGTCATATGGAATTAGTATTTGACATAGAAGCGAATGGTTTATTATGTGATGTACCAAATAACGAAAAAGTAAACGAGGCAGATACGATATGGTGTCTTGTAACTATTGACGAAAATGACAATGTCAAAAAGTTTTATGGTGATACTTTAGATGAAGGTATTGAGTATTTGACTAAAGCTGATAAGCTTATTGGTCACAATATCAGTGGGTATGATATACCTTTAATTGAAAAACTTACAGGAAAAAAACTGTTTGATGCTAATAAAGTTGTTGATACTTTAATTCTTTCAAGACTATTTAAGCCTGTTCGTGAGGGTAGTCATAGACTAGAGGCTTGGGCATATAGATTAAGATTACCGATACAAAAACAACAGCATGAAGATTGGAGTCAGTTCTCTCCTGAAATGTTGGAGAGGTGTAGAAAAGATGTTTTAATAAATAAAAAATTATTTAATTATTTAAAAACAGAGGCAATTGGTTTTTCTAAAGATTCTATTTTACTTGAAACACAAACCAATTATTGGCTTACTCAACAACATATGAATGGTTTTTATTTTGATGAACAAAACGCAATGTCTTTAACAGCCGAACTAACACAAAAACTAAACGAAACAACTGATAAAGTTCACGAAACATTTAAACCTATTGAAACATTACAAACAATAAACATTCGTCACAATAAAGATGGCTCTATATCTAAGATGGGTCAGATAGAAGGCGAAACTAAAAAGATAAAACTAACACCTGAGGAGTATGAAGAATTACAATCAGGTAAAAAACAGGTGGTAAGAAAACTTATCCAAGAATTTAATCTTGGTTCTCGTCAGCAGATTGGTGATAGATTAATAGAGTTTGGTTGGAAGCCTAAAAAGTTTACACCAACAGGTCGACCAATAGTTGATGAATCAACACTTAAAAAAATTACACATATTCCTGAAGCAAAACTTATTGCAGACTATCTTTTATATCAAAAGAGATTGGCACAAATTCATTCTTGGATAGATGTTATTGATAGAAAAGATGATAGAGTTCATGGCTCAGTTATTTGTACAGGTGCAATAACAGGTAGAATGGCTCATCGTAGTCCTAACATGGCTCAAGTACCTGCTGTTTACAGTCCTTATGGTAAAGAATGTAGGTCTTGTTGGTATGTACCTGATGGTTATAAGCTTGTAGGTGTAGATGCAAGTGGATTAGAATTAAGAATGTTAGCACACTACATGGCTGACGAGGAGTATATAAATGAAATTATCAACGGAGATATTCACACAGCTAACCAAAACTTTGCTGGACTTGAATCAAGAGATAAGGCTAAAACTTTCATCTATGCCCTTATCTACGGTGCAGGAGATGCAAAAATTGGAACTATTGTTGGAGGAAATCAATCAGCAGGTAAGCAGTTGCGAGAACGCTTTCTTGGTAGTCTACCAACACTTAGAACTCTTAAGGAACGTGTTGAAAGAGCATCAACAAAAGGATATCTAAAGGGATTAGACGGTAGAAAAATACTGTTACGTCATAAACATGCAGCACTAAACACCCTTTTACAAGGGGGAGGTGCAATTGTTATGAAAAAAGGATTGTGTATATTAGCTGATAGATTAAATCTTGCAGAGCTTGATTATAAATTTGTAGCTAATGTACATGATGAATGGCAAATAGAGGTACGAGAGTGCCAAGCTAATCGGGTAGGGCAACTAGCTGTTGATAGTATTATTGATGCCGGTAAATACTACAAAATGCGTTGCCCTCTTGATGGCGAATACAAAATAGGAGATAATTGGAGTGAAACACATTAAAGGATATAATTGGAAATTTGATAGAGTTAATTCTAAAGGTAAAGTTATTTGGAAACATCATACAGAAGAATCTTTAGATTACGTTAAAGATTTTTTAATAAAAAATAAAGTTTATTTTGAAGAAACTAGAGCTAAAATGCTTAAAATATTTTACAATGAAAACATGTATTCTTACTTTTATACAACAGGAAGATGGGCACCTTATGTTCCTGATAGAAGTAGCTACCCTAAACAGCATTACTATTCTAAAAATATAAATGATTTTTATACACGGTTTTTAAAAGGAGGCTCGAATGAAACCTACTAAAAAAGATAGAAAAAAGTTTGACATTGACCTAGAATATGGTACAATACGTGAAGAAAAAGTAGCAGAAATGCTTACCAATAAAAAGGTTGAAGTAAAATCTGAACGTGGTATGTGGATGAAAACAGGAAACATAGCTATAGAATATGAATCTTGGAGTAAGCCCTCAGGAATCAGAGCAACTGAATCAGATTATTGGTTTCATAATCTTTGTGTTGGTGATAACGAATACTGCACATTGGTTTTTAAGACAGATGTTTTACGCAAGATTGTCGATAAACTTGACTACTTTAAAACTGTAGCAGGTGGTGACCACAAAGCTAGTAAAATGTTTTTAGTAAACTTACAAAAGCTATTCTCGTCTGACGTGATAAAAGCTTTTAAGGACTTAGAAGATGCCGAAAAAAACGATTAATACTTTAGTAGAAGATATATACACAACTATAGGTGCTTTATCTGAGGGTAAACCTTTAGATATATCTGAAGAAAGCTATGAAGAGTTTGGTAAAGCTATGGCAGAGGCATTACGACATTGGTCTATACCACAAGACAGAAATGGTAAGGCAAACTTACGTATGTCAAACATAGGCAGACCACAAAGAAGATTGTGGTATGATATGAACTCTGAATCAGAAGACCAAGAACCTTTAGCACCCCATGTACATATTAAGTTTTTGTATGGACATCTTCTTGAAGTATTAATTTTATTCTTTGTTAAACTTGCAGGTCATAAAGTTACCTCAGAACAAAAAGAAATAAGCGTGTCAGGTATTAAAGGACATATGGATTGTAAGATTGATGGGGAAGTTATTGATGTTAAAACAGCATCAGGCTACGGATTCAAAAAGTTTAGAGAAGGAACGTTAGCATCCGATGATTCCTTTGGTTATCTATCACAACTTGCAGGATATGAGGAAGCAGAAAAAACATCTAAAGGTGGCTTCCTTGTTATGAATAAAGAAACAGGAGAACTTACAACGTTTATTCCTGATGATATGGAAAAACCAAATATCAAACATAAAATTAAAACTGTAAAATCTTTAATGAAAAAAGATACACCACCTGAGTTTTGTTATGTGCCTGTAGCAGAAGGTAAGGCAGGTAATATGAAGCTTCCTAGAGATTGTACATGGTGTCCACATAAATTTGAATGTCACAAAGATACAAATGATGGTAAAGGTTTACGAGTATTTAATTATGCAAAAGGACCAGTATATTTTACCGAGATTGTAAAAGAACCAAACGTAGAAGAGGTTATCTATGAACAGAAGAATGTCTAAAAAAGTTAAACAAAAGTCTATATTGTTTGTTGTTGAATGGTTGAAGTCTATGCTAGTAGAGGAAGAAAAAGAAAAGGTTTCAGTGCATAATTATAAAAATTATTTACCACAAGAAACACATATTTATGCAAACAAACAACTAATGGTTTCATCTTTCACACCAAGATGGTTTACTAAGAAAATTAAGAAGGTTTTAAAGTCTAAACCCATTGACAAAATTACTTACAACGATATAATATAATGAGGGGTTACAGAAAACCTAGAAAGGTTAGACCAACCGAAAAGAATGTACCGAAAGGTTACGATTCAAAGTGGGAATACAACCTCCATTCTACGATATTAAAGTCTTGGCAACATCATGGACCTTCAATAGAGTATAAAGTAGAGCATAAATATGAGCCTGATTTTGTTCGCACAATCAATGGCATTGAGTATCTCATAGAAGCGAAAGGTCGCTTTTGGGATTACAACGAATACAATAAATATAAATGGATTAAGAAGCACTTAAGTTCTTCTCAGGAACTTGTGTTTCTTTTTTCTAGTCCTTATGCACCTATGCCACAGGCAAAGCCTAGAAAAGATGGCACAAAAAGAACACATGCTGAATGGGCTGAGAAAAATGGTTTTACTTGGTATGATGAAGATAATTTACCGGAGGAATGGATTGATGGCAAAGATAAACTATAAATTTAAAGAGAATGAAATACTACAAGAACTTACAAACTATATTAATGATACTTATGGTCAACATTATGCAAGTGATAAGTACCAAGCAACCGATGTTATCATTGATTCAGGTCATGGTGAGGGCTTTTGCTTGGGCAATATAATGA